GTTTCATGCCTCTAAAGCCAACATACCCAATTGAATCAATTTCAGGACTATTTGGATATAGCTTGATTAGTTTAAATCTTCGCATACTGACGATATTGATCTTTTTCGCTATCAATAAGCTTTGCCCATACCCCATACCATTAGACGATTTATGCACACAATTCATTTGTCCAGCTTCCCAATTAATTTTACTGATTTCGAAAATGGTTTCATCATTCCAAATGAAATTATCGCCAATATGAAATTCAACGCCATCTGAAAGTCTTAGAACGCTAAATATCTCAGCTTCAATATTGTTTAAATACGCCTCAACGGTATAATATTTAGAGTGCTTTTTCTGGCAAACAGGATTAGTATGATAAAGACCGTCTTTTTGAAGTGGTACTATTATTTGTGTCGTAATATTTCTAAAAGATGTGATTTGTAGTAAATTTTTCATATTGTTTATTATTTTAAAGCGATGAATGTAAAGAGCCAATTATGATAATCCCATTTGCCACTATCCATGCCGACGGATTGCCATACATAGCCACCATCTGTTGAGTACAGCACTGTACCACAATAATCAGCATGACGAGCATAAACCTTTTGTATGTTTGAAACATCGTATATTTCAAATTTGGCTTTAGTATTTCGAATTTCAGCCATTTTAGAAAGGTAGATTTCTTATATATTCTTGATACCATCTTGAAAACATGAATGGCAATATTTTATGATCGGCAAATCCATATAGTCCACAACTAAAAAAATCATGAGCCTCAATTACCGAAGTCCATCCACCTTTTGTAATTGCAACATCTAATGTGTATGCTATTGGTGCAGACTTGTATGCGTTGATCATGACTTTAATTAAATACACATTTGGAAATTCTGTGAAACTCCCTGAATAATTTTGAAGCCCAACCAACTCACCATTGTATACAAATGCTCTCCATTCGCTCTCAATCTCAATAATATCGGATATTTGATAGTTACCAATAGGTGCGTGATCGCAAATTTCAGTGAATGATTTGATCTTATCATTTGATTTTACAAATGACTTCTGAACAATGTCCAGTTCAGTACCGTTCTTCACATGCCTGTGGGTAAAATCCTCTGACATTAATTCAGCTGGTATATTTATTGGCAAAGGTATTTTTCCGAAAAATTGAAATAGAAAATCAGAAACAAACTCAACGCTACCTACAGGAATGTAATCACTATAGATTGGCTTAAATTGATTTAATCTCAGTCCATTAGTATCCATATATGTGTACATGAATGGACTGGTTTTATCTGCCCATGCCTGATAACGGAGACTCTCTATTAAAGCAAAGCTGAAATCATGTTTCACTTCGCCATCGATTGTTTGAATAAGAAACTTAATCATTTTCGATATTTTATATCGCCAGACATTGTCGATGCATTACCACCAATATTCTCGCATTTAACATCGCCAGACATTGTTTTAACATTACCAGTAACATTACCTGTTATGTCCACATCGCCAGACATTGTCGATAAAGTGTCCACATCGCCAGTCACTTTAAGACTATCGCAAGAATCGACGTTTAGTTTATTGATATTACCATCAACGATAATATCGATTTTTTTAGAATCGGGCGTTACATCAATGCCATCGATAATTATTTTGCCTTTTGAGATAGTTACAGAACTTCCGCTGTAATTAGTATTATTTATTCTGATCATAATTAGTCTATTTTTACTTCTGCTTCATCGGCAGGTACATTCAAAAATGCAATTTCTTTTGTTTCTTCATCGACCATGAGGCAAACAATTGGCTTGTCAATACGATAGGTGTATTGATCGTCTATTTTTCCTTCTTCGCCGTTAACAACTTCGAAATCTAAAAATTCTTCTGGCAGTGCTTCAAGCCATTCCTTAACTTCTCTTAATGTAGCCATTATAATGTTTGTATAAGAATAAATGTTAAAATTAATTGTGCATAGTGGAAAAATTGATCTAAACCGATTACGCTAAAAAAGGCTGGAAAGCCATAAAACTTCTCTTTCTTATGTAGACTTGAAGTCCATCTGCTTGTGATGTAGTCTAAATAGAAATGAAATATAAAGGTAATCACGAAGAATACAGCTACTTGCATTACGCTATAAAAGAATAAGCCTACAAGCCATACAGATGAATAAACAAGGACATGTATAAACAACTGATAATTGTCCTTGCTTTTATTGGTAGCCATTTTAAACGTCTGGAATAAGAAATCTCCTACCCAATGGATAAAAATGATAATGATTATGATATATTCTACTCTCATGACTTTAATTTATTTCACCGTCGTAATTAACGGTTATAATTTGTAGTATCGTCAAACTCTTGAATTTCAGTTTGTCTTTATGCTTAACAATTTCTTGCATAGCTAAGTCATATGTATCATGCTGTGAAGAAATCATTGGCTCGTCCAGTTCTTCAAGCACATTGCGTACAAGTTCCTTAATATGATAACCATCAGGAACCATTTTTTGCAAAATGTTTGGCTGAGTGAGTTCGTAAATAATGTACTTCATGGCTTACTTTAATAATTCGTTAAAGCGGCACTTTTAGGTGCTTTGGTAACAAGATTCCTTTGAATCAACTCATTTAGGTCTTTACAGTTTTTTTGAGTGTTGAAAAATATGAATGACCTGAATTTCTCAATCCAAATGTCTTGAGCATTTGAAATCTTTAGCAGCCTTTCGCCACATACCTTTGTAATGTGATGACAGTTTGGGTCAACGATCACATGTATTTCAGCACCTTCTCTAGGTGTAATGCTGAAACATACAGTACTATAAGGATTATGTAATCTTTCGATTTTTCCAAATGCCGATAAGTCGATGTAATACGGAAGAATTATATCCAGATCGGATGCTTCCCTTTCAACAAGTTCCTGTTGCATGAATAATGCTAATGAGCCAGTTAAAATTACCATGCCATTTGTGTAGTCATGTATTCGATTGAATAGCTCTAATTTACTGAGATTTGCTTTGAGTTCCATGATTAATTATAGATTTATTACTTATACGTAATGCCACGTAAAATGTTACAATTACGTGGCATTATTTTTATCGATCTTTCTTTGATCGTCTTGGAGCAGACGTTGAGTCCTTGATATTCAATACTGGCTTAACTCGGTGAAGAATTGTAGCTGTATCTTGGATAGCGGCTTCAATCATTTTTGAGTCTTTGTAAGCAAATACTGATTCGTCAATAGTCGAATCACATACAGAAGTGGAATAAATTCCTTTCATCGATTCTTCAACCATTTCAAGGCTAATCAATTCCTTGGCTTTTGATCTCGAATATAGCCTACCTGCTCCGTGAGGTGCAGAGTTATTCCAGTCAGGATTTGATTTACCTTCGCAGATAAGCATACCATCCTTTTGGTTGAAAGGAATAATCATTTTCTGCCCCACGTAGGACGATATAGCACCCTTTCTGATGATGAAGTCATGAAAGTCAACATAGTTATGTACCGATGAAATAACTTCGTCAAAAGCCTTTACTTTCAAAATTTTTTGGATAATGTCAAGTATAGCCTGACGATTCCATTCAGCATATTTCTGGGCAAAGATCATATCAAACAAATAACCAATGGTCAATTCGTCTGAAAGGTAATCACGATCAATACCCTTGTTACATTGTTCTTTCAATTCAGCGATCAGTTTTGGAATAGAGTTTCTATCGGCAGTTTTTGAAACAATGTCGTCGAAAGCTACAACGTATTCAGCTGAGGTTGTATTTGATTGAGTTTTAGCTCTTTTCAGCCAGTATTCGCATACCTTAACGCCTAAGTTTCTCGAACCGCAGTGAACTGTTATCCAGTTATCCTTAGATTCTTCGTCATATCCTAATTCGATGAAATGGTTGCCGCTTCCAAGTGTACCGATTGACTTGAATAACTTTTCAGCATCCATACCAATGGTCTTTAGTTTATCCTTTAGCCATTTTTCATTGTAAGAAGGCGCAACATAAGAAGTTCCGAATTTCTCGTTATACTTTTCAGCGAATGCATTAGCCAATTCCTGAACTTCGCCGTAAGGAATTTTCTTTGACTTAGCACCAGCATGAACATTAAATCCCATAGGAACTATTTTCTTGATTTTCTCGTCAATCAAAGCTAAATCCAATACTTCGTTGGCTTTAAATCGTCCAGCCAACATTCCGCATCCAATATCCACGCCACAAAAAGCAGGATTTAGATATTGACCCAACTCCATAGTGAAACCAATACAGATTCCTTTACCAATATGAGCATCTGGCATGATACGTACCTTTAAACCTCTGGACACGTAGGAATTGATGATAGGATAGATTTGTTCAAACAAGCCATCTTCGTATGTTTCCAAGTACAGAATCGCATCTGCGTATTTTCCTTTTAAATCAAACATTTTGTAATTTTTTAATTGTTACTTACTTATACGTTAAGAAAATTAAAAGGTTACAAAAATAATCAATTAATCGTCTTCTTCCCACACAAGTTTTTCCATGTGATCCCTAAAATATGTTCTGCCTATGAAATGACCGTTGCTGTTATTACGAACCCAATCAGATATTC